TGAAGCCATTGAATCAAAGAGAAAGCCGGAACTACCGTTTGATTATGATGCTAGAGGGTCACTGTAAAGGGGGTGCGCTACGCCAACTTACGATTATGAGTGTGAAGAATGCGGATTCGAGTTTGAGGCTTTCCATTCGATGATGGCAGAGCCTTTGAAGGATTGCCCAGAGTGTGGCAAACCTAAATTGATGAAGCTGATAGGGCCAGGAGCGGCTGTGATCATAAGGGGTACAGAGAACCCATGTCGCGGGACGAGAAAAGGCAATGAGGACAAGCGAAGGAAGCCTAAGCTGGGTGACAAGTTAGGCCAGGGAAAGAACAAAAGTGGCAAACCTTTCTGGAGAGATGGTAAGATCGACAAGAAGATATTGAGCAATCCCGGAAAGTACATTCGAGAGGGCAAGGTGTAGCAATGGAAGAAAAACCGAAGTTGCGGGTTGAACAAACGAAGAAAGAAGATCGACCACTGAAGGGATTGATAGATGAAGGCATTGTTAAATTTCGATGTGACAAATGCGACAAAGAACTATTGCATTTGCAATTAACGTCGATCAAGGGTCATACTGGTGCCGAAGTAATAACTAAAGTAGTCGTAGAATGCGGGACTTGTGGTTCATATTCGGGGATTCAAGTTACTGGTAAGTTTTCTCCAGGTGCGCCTAGTGATGACATGATTTTCGATGTTGTCGATGGGGATGGTGTTCCAATTGAGGCTGATGTATTTTTTAAGGCGTGGAAAAAATGAAAACAATAGCTGTTGACGAAAGCGGGACACCACATGAAATTCAAGACGGGAAAGAATCAGATTTTCCTGTTTTCGCACGATGGACCGGCACGAGATATTTTGCTCTCGCCTCTGGTGATGGAGATTTATTTGACGTGTTGGACTCCAGTAACAATCTTAACAAAAAAGATCGTGAGCGCGGAGGGAAGTTCTGGCAGTTAAGAACGTGTAGTAAAGAATGTTACGATTCGTATACATCATTTTTACGAAGCAAGAACAGAACGCCATTCATTTTGGCGCAAAGGAGATTTCGCAGTGACTTTTAAGAAATTCCAGAAAGACCTTTTGAAGTTTGTGGGAAGTTCAACCGTGAATCTTGGTCGAAAAACGACGAAGACTAGGGCCGAATTTCTCAAAGAGATTGAGTCTATGTGTACGGCTTTCGAAGCTGACGGTGTCAAGAAAGATGTTGTCGTCGTGGAGAAAGAAGAAGAGAAGCTTGATCAGAGTGATCGTCTTGTTTGTATGAAGCCGAAGGACAAGAGAAGGGCCTTAGATGCAGGTAAAGGTGTCGTGGCAATGACCGCTTCTGAATCACAAAGAGCAGATGAGGAACTAGGCCGATCTCCGTACACCAAGAAGCAAGAAGATAAGGAGTAGATTGATGACCGATTCTTTCGACACTGTTGGTGATAAACAACTAGCATTCGCTGTCACCGAAGATACGCCTATTGTTCGATTTCTCGCATCTCTTTCTGACGGGAGAACAGTAATCCAGGACGATCGTCCAAACACCATAGCAGCGTGGGCAAGATTGGCTACATGGATGAAAGATAACCCAAGTATCTCTATTACCGGGATGAGACTACAAGGTCCGAAGGGCGTAGATGTTAAGATGCCGCCAAATCAAAAGGGATATTTCTTTGGAAACAAGCATCAGGCTGTGTGGGGTGGCGGTCAAAACAATTACGTTGCGGTTGGATTTTACAATGGCAATAAGATCGACGTAATTTGGCACAGACGGCCCAATTTTGATCATGTGGTAGCGGAAGAACGAACTGTTCAAAATGCAGGTTTCTTTTTGATACAGAATCCATAATGAGTATAAAACACCAGCCCAAAAGCGACAAGCACCCGTATGCCTCGCCGACGACACCAGGACTGTATATTGCATTTCGCGATTTCATTATAGAGTTGGTGTGCCTGAATGTGAATCAAAAAATAGGCCCGCGATTTTGGTCTGACAAAAAGTATTGGGGACCGAAATACGGAAGAGAGATACGTGGCCTGTCTAACCTTGGGAGAGAATTGGATTTGGGGAACACACTTGTCCGGATAGCACTCATAAAGGTTATCAAAACCAACTATATCAAGGCGCTCATTTCTAAGAAAACGGTTGCCAGAGTGGTTAGGCTGACTCATAAGTGTCATCAAGAACTGATCAGCCAAAGAGAATCTTTGTCCAAGAAAAAACAGCCAGCTACAATCGACTCCAAGAAGAATGCTACTTTTGTCGACACGGGAAGAAAGAATGTCCTCGCAAAAATAAGAGATGCTGAAAATGGCTAAGAAAAAACCGAAGATTGAAGACGAAAGTTTGGATGCTTTTTTGACCAGGATACATGGCGAAGGCATTATTGCTACGGCAGACAAAGCTTTGCCTCCGCAATCCAGAGAGCTACTACACACGCCTCTTTCTCTAGACATAGCATTAAGCGGCGGTATACCGGACGGAACGATTTGTCTGATTACTGGCAAGCCAAAGAGCGGCAAGACAACACTGTGTTTGGAAATACTCAGGAATGCCCAAACAGAAAATCGACCGACATTCTATATCAATATCGAGAAAAGATGTACTCCTGCGCTTCTGGACACTATCCAGGGACTTGACCCTGCTAAGCTGCAAGTTGTTCCTCACAAAGTGGAAAAGGCTCTGACAGCGGAAGACTATCTGAACATCATCGAGAGAATTGCCAAGACACAAAATAGGGCCGTTGTGGTGATAGACAGTATAGCTACGCTCTCTACTATGACAGAACAAGAACAAGACATCGGTAGCAGTAAAGATATGGCTGGCCCTGCAAAATTGTTGTCTGCATTTTTCAGACGCGCACAGCAGATAGTAGACGCCCAGGACGTTATTCTGATTTTCATATCTCAGATGATGACGAATCGAGAACCTCGTGGTCCGAAGTGGACAGAGAAGGGTGGCATAGCCGTTCAGTATGCGTGTTCTGTCTGGCTGAAAGTTACATGGACCCAACAGTGGGACCGCAATACAGAAACCAACGCTCCCGATGGACATGACATGCACATAACTGTTCAGTCTTCCGCTATGGGACGACCACTGTTACCTTGTGTGTTGCCTCTGAGATACGGCATAGGCATCGACAGAATTAGGGACATCGTAAATACTGCGGAGAACTTGGGACTCATTGAGAAAGCGGGTGCATGGTATTCAATCCCAATGTTCGCCGCGAAGAAAAAAGACCCTCCTAAATTCCAGGGTCTGGCTAGGTTGTCGAATTTTCTCAAAGAAAACCCCGACAAATTGGAAAAACTCGAAAAAGAAGTTAGAGGCATTGTGCTTCCGGAGGAAAAGAAAGATGATTAGTGTTAGAGACGAATTGGCGTGGCTAAAGCACCCGTTTACCGTGACAAGTGATCATTTGCATAGACAGATGCTACAGAAGGCATATGAACACGCGAACGCTGCCAGCCCTGATCCGAGCACAAAGAACGGTTCGGTTCTTGTCAGTCTACACCATGGCATCTTGTCTTATGGTGTGAATAAGTTCCCTGACGGAGTCGCAGAAACCCAGAGCCGCCTGACGGACAAGACCACCAAATACAGGATGGTTGTTCACGCAGAGAACGGTGCTATCTTCAATGCGGCCAAGAACGGCAATGCAACCAGAGAGGCAACCCTGTACTGTCCATTCTATGCATGTTCTGAATGTGCCAAAGCGATCATTCAGGCTGGCGTCATAAAAGTAGTGGGACATGCTCAACTGATGGCCCTGGCTGGTAGCCATACTACTTGGGTAGACACCATTGTCAATGCATGGGAGATGCTGGAAGAAGCTGGAGTTGAATGTTGTTTGTATGACGGAGAAGTTGGCGTAGTGACAAGATTCAACGGCGAAGACATAGCGGTGTAACATGGAAGTTCTTTCTCTCAGGGGAAAAAAGATAACGCTACGCCTTAGTAATAAGCGCATCAGGACAAGAGGTAAATCCAAATCACAATTTCAATATGACGTTGGCCAGCAATTGGTGGTGAAATATCCTCACGACGTTATTTTCGAAGAAGTGATCGTGCCGGGTGATGGATTTATATTAGACTTTTTCATACCGTCTCTCGATTTAGTTGTGGAATGCCATGGCAGACAACACAAGAAGCACGTTAAGCATTTTCACAAAACCAAGAAAGAGTTTCACAACCAACAAGATGTGGATCAGAAAAAACGTGATTGGTGCGAACTAAATGGATTTCGTTTGTTAGAGATTTACGATGAGTAACCTCAAAGAAGAAGCCGCGATATACTCCGAAGAACTAGACCAGTGGGTAAAATCACTGGGCTTGCCGAAATATCAACCGAAAAACTCAGAGATAGAAACCATTCTTGGTTTCACAAGAGAGTTGTTGAGGGAACAATCATCTGTGGACTTGTCTGAAGATACTGTTATCTTGGCTCAGTACGCATTGTTCCTACAGCAAAAGGCAAACGAGTGTAAAACATTCCTGAAATGGGCAGATCAGGTTACCAATCGCTTGTTGGGGGAAGACCGCCCGAAGTTGGTGTCGTGGGTCAGAAAAGCAGAGCTAAGGTTAGAGCGGATCGCTTATCTGGCCAGGAGAATCGAATTGGTTGGTCAAAGCATAAGCGGGCTTGTTCGAGCCCGATATAACGAAGGGAACAACAGATGAGTAGTCCAATAGACAACATCGGAGAAGGTATCCTTGAGGGCAATTGGGAAATTGTCTGTGAAGGATTTGAGAGATTGACCGGTCAACGCTTGCCTATTCCTGGTCAAACAGATGATTCAGAAGCCATACAGAAAATTCATAACATCACCTCGTCAGCGTTGGGCCTAGACTTGATCGCAGAAATTTGCGATGAAGAAGCCGAGGTTGAAACCACAACTTCCACGAAAAGACGTGGGAAGGGTAAGAAAGCCAAGAAAGCCAAGAAAGCCAGCAAGAAGAAAAAATCAACCATTTCAAAAGAAGGTGAAGATTCTTCTATCGTACTCCAAGATAGGAAAAGAACACCTGGACCTAGTAAAGATGCTGGAACTGCACAGCATATCACGAATACCGCTGACCCAGACGAGGTGGCAAGAAACAAAGAGAAGGCAGCGAGAACTAATCGCGCCAATTTTGAACAAAGGCCGGTCGACAGCAAAAAGTTCAAAGTTGAATGCAATGAATGTCTAAATGACTTTCAATCAGATAGACGAACTGGCAAGATGGGACAAAAATGTCCAAAATGTCTAAACGGAAGGAAGAGTCAATTCAATGGCTAGCAATAAGTCGAATGCTATTCTACAAGACTCAGGCATGGAACGAGCGGTACTGGCTGGTATAATTGCTCACGGGTCAGACTGTTTCTTTGGTGTCGAAGATATACTCAGTGTCAAAGACTTCTACTGGATGTACAACCAAGAACTTTTCACGATCTTGGCTCATCTTGTTCACAACCAAGACGCCAAGACATTCGATTTGCCGAACATACAGGCGGTAGCGAAGATTTTGGGATTCGAAGATTTCGTAGGTGGCGGCAAGCATTCTGAATATCTTCTGTCTCTCACAGAAGAAATTGGTTCGTCTGAGGATAACGTAAGAAAACTAGTCGTCGTTATTTACAAATTGTCTCTTGCTCGTCGTGGATATGTGGCAGCGCAAAAGGTCCAACACAGGTTGAAAGCTATTACAGGAGCGGAAGGTGTTGATGAGATCATAGCCAACATCGAAGAACCAATATTTGAATTTACAGGAGACATCATGGATCAAGGCGCAACTGTTGTGTCCTTGGGTCAAATATTCGAAGAATCAATGAAGACCCTATCCGAAACACCGCAAGACATAATAGGGTTGCCCACAGGATTTCCCATATGGGATGAGGCTATCGGTGGTGGTTTGAGACCAGCTACTGTTAATGTAGTGGGGGCCAGGGCGAAGGTTGGAAAATCATTTTTCTGCATGAACGTAGCCCGCAACATAGCTGAGAATAACATACCGGTCCTGTACTTAGACACAGAATTGACCAGCGATATGCAACTTCACAGATTAACATCTCTCGTAACGAAAGTAGAATTGAATCACATAGAGACTGGCCAGTTTGTTAAAAATCATCACGAAGAAGATGCTGTATGGGGTTGCAAGGAACACATCAAAGAACTAACGATTGATCACTTCTCTGTTGCTGGTATGTCTCCGCAAGCTATCATGTCAATAGCAAGACGCTGGTTATCGAAGACTGTTGGTTTCACAGATAGCGGGGCAGCAAAGCCATGTCTCATTATATACGACTACATAAAGCTTATGAATGACGGTAGCTTCAAAAACAATCTTCAAGAATATCAGCTACTGGGATTTTTGATAACCGCACTGCACAACTTCGCAGTCAAATTCAAGCTTCCTGTTTTGGCTACTGTTCAGCTAAACAGAGACGGTGTCGAGAAAGAAGGTTCTGAGGTAGTATCTGGATCAGATAGAATCATTTGGTTGTGTTCTAACTTCACCATACTGAAACCCAAATCACAATCAGAACTAACCGAAGACCCACAATCTAACGGTACGAAGAAGCTTATAGTGACAGCAACAAGAAATGGTTGCGGTATGGAGAACGGCGAATATATCAACGTCATAGATGCGTTGTCTGTCGGTAGGCTTTCCGAAGGAAAACCATTTTCTGCTGTTGCAAGTCAGGTGCTGGAGAATGAAGCCAGTGAGTAAGTTTGAACCATTGAATGTAAACTTCGTGCAAGATCGTGCCTGCGAACGCATAACGGAAGTGTTCGACGCTCTTGGTATCGAATACACAGAACGACACGACTACATACAGAGTGCCTGTCCAGTCCATGGTGGAGAAAATGAAAGGGCAATGTTCTGGGCCATTAGATCGAACCACTGGCAGTGCAAAACCAGAGGTTGTCACAAAGACCCTATTACCGGCGTGTCTAATAGTGTCTTCGGCTTGGTAAGGGGTGCTATGAGCCACAAGACAGGAGAGGAATGGGGCTTCAGACAATCTGTCAATTTTGTTATGCAGGCATTGGGTCTAAAAGACTGTCCGAAAGATACTGCTACTGCGCAAGACATTGAAATAGCCAAGATGCTGAAGATTCACAGAAAAAAGCAAGTATCGCCTAAAGATCGAGGAACATTGCTCTCTGAAACAATTAGACATCTCAGACCGGATCAAGTTTACTATCCGAACAGAGGTATTTCGCCCGACATCATTGCCAAATATCACATATCGTTCTGTAATACACAGGGCAAGCCTATGTTCAAGCGAGCATTTTTCCCAATCCTAGATGACAAGGGAAGACATGTGGTTGGATGGTCTGGGAGAAGCATCTACGACAAATGCTCTGAGTGCAAAATGCATCACCACCCAGAGAGAGGATCGTGTCCTGACTCCAAGTACAAGGGTGTGTATACCAAATGGAAACACTCTACCGATTTTCGCGTTGAGGAATGTCTGTA